ATGTCACGATAACAGTTAATAATCAAAGGCTATTTTGTTGGGCGGAAGAAGTTAATGACGGTGAAGGACCATATTTTAATGGTTGGCATGTTAATTTGCTAGAATATCTCGATATAGAAAAAGGATGTACATCTTTTAAAAATGTATGTGCCCTAACTAAAGATCTAGCAAAACATAACAATATGACAATGGCTGAATTATTCAGAAAGTATCAAGGGTGGGATAAAGAAAACTAAACAAAAACTTCATTTTATTAGAAAAGGATAAAAGAATTGGAAGAGCAGAATAAGAGCGGGCAGATGACATTATTTTAATAGAAAGGTTGATAGATATGAACAGAATTATAGGGATTGTTTCAAGAGGATTTAGTAACCTTGGGAAAATTAGAAAAGCAATTGTTAATATCGTGTCACAACCTAAAGATAAATCAAATGGTGGAATATATACCGGATCTTCAGGTGTTATAGATAGTTCAAGAACAGCTTATATAACCCCTAGAGCCAGAGAGTTATTTGATGCTCATGAAAAAGAAGTAGCGAATAAAAGGAAAATACCTGAGGAACTATATCGGGTACATACAATGGGAGAGTTTATGGAATTCGATCAGATTGTTAATAAGGATAAACCGTTTACGTTAGAAATAGACCAAAATGACAATTATTCAATTAATCGCAAATTATCTTATAACAAAAAGAAGACGCAGCGGAGAAATTGGAGTAAGTGGAAACGAGGAAACAGGTAATGGTCCTTTTCTATAGAGGTACCAAGTCTACACGTCAATTGGGTCCAATGCGTTTTGCGAAAGATATTGATAGATTGCCTGGTAAGCTAATTGAGTACAAGCTAAGCGATGAGGAATTACAAAAAATAAAACAGGAGCGGCCAGCTCATACAAAAGCAGATTATGAAAGATTAATTGCAGCAGGACATAGTGCAAACAGTATTAGAGAGATGTGGGGATGGGACCACAGGCAATTAGAGTTATTTAAGAAAAGATACGGTATTAAAGGAAAGTACAGCAGGACTACGTAAATAAAAATTCGTAAGGGGATGAGGTAAGCTGTATGAAACCAGGAGTGATTAATAAAAAGAGAAATAGAAAGAAAAAGAAGCATCAAAAAGAAAAATTAACAGAACATGATATTAAATACCTAATGGGTGCGTATAATCCACGATATAGCGGAAAAACGATCCATATAATTAGATAGATATTGAGAAAGGGGCAATATTAGAAATGAGCGTAACTGAGACTGGGAAAATAGGAAGAGTAAGAAAAAAGAAATCAATCTCTTCTATGTTAAAGGAAATTGATAGAGATGCTACAAAAGAAGCAGTAGAGCTAGAACTATACCAATACAAAATGTATATGTACGAGATGGAAGAAGAGAATTTGCCCAAGATCACGCCAAGTTATAATATTGCTCCACCGACGTTTTCGAATTCATTTCATAGTAGTACAGAGGATACAGTTATTCGTAACATGGAGGAAAATGATAGACGTAAAAAATTTATGGGTAGAATAATGCGTGCGGTAAATCGTTTAAGTCAAAGAGAGCGTACATTAATTGTGAAAAAATACCTCGATTTTGAGGATTACATAGATAAAGAAATCTACGAAGAGTATTTAGATGTATCGGAGCGCACATTTTATAACATTCAATCAGATGCATTTTATAAACTAGCTGTTAACTTACGACTATTAAAGTATTTAAAAAAGGATTAAAACACTCCGAAAAAAGGGGTGTTTTTTTATTTACAGTTCAAGTGCAGAAAAATAGCAGAAAATATGCTTAAAGAATACATTGTAGATGTGTTATTATGATATTGTAGAGAAAATATCTTACGAATACGAACTACTTGCTACTTGGTTATCTCCATAACCTTTGAGGATGTGGTGTTTTGTTTAACTTAACATTCACATGCCTCTCCATATATTCTTTTATCAAATGTACGCTAAAAGAATATATGGAGGGTGCGTACCCCCGTACCCTTACTGCCATCTGGTCCCTTATATTATGCGGAAGTACAAACAACAGTTAAGGAGCTTCATAATGGAGCTCCTTTTCAAAAAAATATTTTGTATCCTATTGAGAGTGAGAACGTCCCCTTCTTGCTCTCAAATGTTACAAAATGCCATGTTGTACTATTTTAGAATGCTATTATGTTGGAACGTCGGCCGATATAGTAGTAGGAAATCCCCTTCAGAAATATGTATTAGAACTATATGGATCAATAATGGTGGTTGTGGATTGAATGAATTTTTGTTTTTCTTGATTTCAAGGCGTTAGGATATAAATTTAATTCATTCACACTTTCACATTTTTGATTTTATAGTAAAAACTCACACAGCCATTTAATTTGTTAAGTTACTTGAACAGAATCTTCAACTAACAGGGGAGAGACTTTTGTCTCTCTTTGAGCTAATAGCCAGCCTGCATTTATTGAGTAATAAAGCGCTATTGGTTCAAAGAGGTATAAAATCTCAAATTAATAAGACAAGAATGAAAAAAGAGCTCTATTTGATAGGGCTCTTTTTTATTTTCGGTATATAGGTAAATAGCAAGATAAAATGAGAAAACAGCAATGCAATCTGTTCATTCTCTTGAATAAAATCGAGGAAACAAACTCAAACTCGAATTCTGGTGAGGAGGTGGTGAGATGAGAGATGGCTAGAAAAAGAGATCCTAGACGGGATCAAGCTAAAAAAATATGGATTAACAACGAAAAAAGCGGTAACGAAAATAAATTAGTAGATATTGCAAAACAAATGGGAGTGCCTGATAACACCATCCGAAAATGGAAATCCCAAGATGATTGGGAGGGAGCGTTAGAGGATGAATTAAAAGGGAACGCTCCTAAATCGAAAGAGAGCGCTCCTATTAGTAAAGGGAACGCTCCTAAATCAAAAGGGGCTCAGCCGGGTAATAAAAATGCTGTAGGTAACAAGGGTGGTCCTGGTGCAAAAATAGGTAATAAAAATGCTATAGGTAACAAAGGTGGTGCTGCTCCGTTACGTAATTCTAATGCAGTTAAAACAGGGGAATATCGCAGTTTGTGGCAAGATGCTTTGGATGAAGAAGAAAGGCAGCTGCTTCAAATTGAAGAAATAGATCCTATACAGGAACTTATTGATGCAATTCAGCTGTATACGTATCGTGAGATGTTCATTATGAAACGTATAAAAGCATTACGCGAAGGATTAACTCCTGTACAAAGAAGAATCGTAAAAGAGCGTACACCTGTAAAAAGACAGATACAAGTTGAGGATTTGCCGAGTGGTGAATATAAAACGATGACTGTTAGAGACTTTGAAATGGTAGAGCAATCTATAGAAGAAACTGAAGGCGATCGAATAACTGCTGTGTTAGCGCACGAAGAAGCCTTAACGCGTATTCAAGATAAGAAGCTAAAAGCCGTTGAGAAATTGGATGCTATAGCTAATATAACCCCACGAAAACTAGAAATTGAAGAAAGAAAGCTTACTATTCTAGAAGAGAAGTGGGAAAAGGAAAAAGGAAGCGCAGGAAAGCAACAACAACAAACGAAAGCCTGGGCAGGAAGCTTGGAAAACATATTTGCAAAAAGAAAAGCGAAAAGGAAAGAATCCTAATCGCTTAATCACGGTCCCTATACAATGCTTCAATAGCATTTTGTTTGTCTTCTGGTCTAACGCTTCGGTAACGAGTAATCATAGCAGGGCTTTCATGGCCAGTTAAGGTTTGTATCGTTTTATCATCGATACCAGCATCAACAAGATCAGTAACAAATGTATGCCTGAATTGATGGGGGTTTACACCGTACTTATTACAAATGTGCTGCACCGTTCTTTTGCTAATGCGTGTCTGTCTATTACTAAGGAATAAAGCATCTGCAGTACTTTCTCTGGTTTTTAAATAATCAGAGACTGCATATCGCGCTTCTTTATGCAATGGTATGATACGTTCTTTATTACCTTTACCTTGGCGCACTCGAATAGTACCTTGTCTTTCAGAAAAACTTATATCATCTATATCAAGTGCTACAATTTCTGCTACTCGAATACCTGCATATATACAAGTTAAAAGAATAGCTTTGTCGCGTTTGTTTCCGCTGCGGTCTACTTCTCTCATGATGCGCAGTACTTCTTTTCTTTCTAATGCGACAGGAGCTTCACGATATAAATTAGGGGCTTTAACTATACGAATATCTTTAATGCAATCTGTTTTCTTAGCAAAATGGGAAAATGATCTAATTGCAGCATAATGGCCATTAACGGTAGATGCACTTTTCTTTTGTGAAGTAAGGTCATCTAAATATTGTTGAACATCCGAACGAGAAAAATTATATAGATCAGTTTCAACTGCTCCTAGCCATTTTTCAAAGTGAAGCAGCTTATAATGGTAGCTGCGAATGGTTTCGGGGCTTTTTCCATGCTCTTTTTCGGTATCGATAAATGAATTTAGTATATGCATAAAAACACTCCTTTTAATTACACGCAATATTTTTTGGTAGATAAATGCAGGTATATGATTGGTAAACCTGCATTGTTCTGTCAGCTATTATTTACATTATAGCGTGTAATATAAATTACACGCAATAATTAAAAAGAGGTTATTCTATAAATAATATCGAAATGTTTATCACATCCTTTTAGATTATATACATCGAAATATAGTTGATGGTATAATTTGCTAAAGTCATGCGTATAATGAGCCCAAATACCAATAAGGATTGGGGTGAAGAGCATGGAAAAACGAGAGGGGAAAGATATTATGAAATTCTCGGACGTAATAGCGGAAAATAAAGAAAAATTCCTAAGAATCGCAAAAGAAAATACAAAGCGTAACAGTGATGGTCTCACAGTATCTCAAAAAAATGATCCATGTCGAGAGGATGAACATCCCCGGCGAGAAATTGTAGCAAGTAGAGAATTAGTTGAGGCATAACCGTTTTGCTTAAAGGTAAAGTAGGAGAAGTTTGGTATGCTAATTATCCTTTTGAAGAGGACAAGAACCATACTGAACAAAGACCAGCTGTAATTGTATTTGAAGTTGATGATGATGAAGTAGTAGCTATTAAACTAACAACTCATGCAGCAAGAGAGTACGATGAGTTTGATGTAGAACTTGTCGAATGGAAATATGCCGGTTTGAAGCGCAAATCTACGGCAAGGGTTTCTAAATTTGAGTATTTGAAAAGATCGCAATTAATTAACAAAAAAGGGAATCTTCATGCTGATGATGAGGATTTAATAGCTGAATCTTTAATGCGTTATATACAGTCGAGAGACTAGGTATAACGCATTTTCTTTTGCCTAAAGAAAGGAGAGGGTCCAGTGTAAGATATGTCTAATATCTATGATGGAGCAACAGAGGAAGAAGTACTTCAAGACATAATTACTCAGCTGCTAGAAATATATGTAGATGATCCAGTTGCATTTGTAGAGGATATTCTCGAAGTAGAACCTGATCCATGGCAGAAAGAAGTACTTAATGATATAGCGAACCATTCGCATGTTAGTGTACGTTCGGGCCAAGGTGTAGGGAAAACGGCAATGGAGTCCTGGATCTGTATTTGGTTCCTCTGCTGCAGGCCATATCCGAAAATTATATGTACTGCTCCAACAAAACAACAGTTATACGATGTATTATGGGCAGAAATTGCAAAATGGCTTAATAGTTCTCAAGTGAAAGACCTGCTAAAGTGGACGAAAACCAAGATTTATATGAAAGGTTTCGAAGATCGTTGGTTTGCTACTGCAAAAACGGCTACCCGTCCTGAAAATATGCAAGGTTTCCATGAAGACTATATGTTATTCATTGCAGATGAAGCTTCTGGTATAGCTGATGATATTATGGAAGCTATACTTGGTACATTATCTGGTTCAGAAAATAAGCTTTTTATGTGTGGAAACCCGACTAAAACTAGTGGGGTCTTTTTTGATTCTCATAATAAAGACCGAGCATTATATAAATCTCATAAAGTGTCTAGTGAAGATTCTCCACGAACGAGTAAAAAGAACATCGAGATGCTAAAGAAGAAGTATGGAGAAGGCTCTGATGTTTATCGCGTTCGTGTAGAGGGGGAATTCCCTCGTGGTGAAGCAGATGCATTTATATCATTAGAAACTGCAGAAGCAGCACGAATGAGAGAAGTATATAAGGTTGAAATCATTGAAGATGAGGAAGAAGAATCCACGGTAAAAGAGGTAATTCCTGATACTGCAGTTGTAGAAATCGGCTGTGACGTTGCTCGTTTTGGATCTGATGAAACAATTATTGCAACGAGACAGGGATGGAAGGTGCAGCCACTACAAGTACATCATAAAAGGGATACGATGTATGTTACTGGATTACTTATAAAAGAAGCGAAGAAATACTTCTCCTGGTGCGAACGAACAGGAAAACGTATTCCGATACGTATAGATGATACTGGAGTGGGTGGCGGTGTTACAGACCGTTTAAAGGAAGTTGTAGCAGAGAATGATTATCCAATTGATGTAATACCAATTAACTTTGGATCTAAAGGTAATGCGGAATATGCGTGTATTGTCAGTGTTATGTATGGTCATTTCAAAGATAATTGCCTTGAATTCGCATCTATACCAGATGATGAGGATTTAATTGCTCAATTATCTGTACGGAAATATCAAATTCAAAGTGATGGACGTATAAAAATAGAACCGAAAAAAGCTATGAAGGATAGGGGGTTAAAATCTCCCGATAGAGCTGAAGCCGTAGTAATGGCATTCGCTCCATTCTATCCAAAAGAAAGAGATCGTTCAAAACGTCCTCAAAGAAAGCGAAAAGGAAGGGAGGGGAAATAATAATGAGTAAAGTAAGAGCGAAAGTAGTTAAGGTTGAAGGTGCTACTTCTACAACTAAACAGATTTATGAGGATGCTTTTAGCGGTATGTATGATTCAGATGGGATTATACAGCCACCACACAATATTAAAGAACTGAAAAAAATATCAGAGTACTCTAGTGTTCTGCAGCAGTGTATAGAGGCAATGACAACTAATATAGCATGTTTCGGACTAACGCCGGAATATTCTTTTGATTATCGAGCGGCCAAAACTGAAATTCAAAAGAAAGCGGATGTAGAATGGGAAAAACTAAAATTCTTCTTAAAGTATCTTAGTTTTGAAGAGACTCCTGAAACTATCCTATCTTGGGCTTTAGCCGACAGAGAAAAGGCAGGAGCAGGATATATGGAAGTATTAAGGAACGGAAAAGGAGAACCATGCTCTGCTATATATATGGAGTGTGAGGATGTTCGTGTAACTAAGTACACCGAACCAGTAGAGGTTACTTTTGTTGTGATGCGCGAAAATCAGCCGATTAAGGTGAAAATGCCTAAGAAATTCAGACGATTTGTTCAGCTGCGAAATGGGAACAAAACGTTTTTTAAAGAGTTCGGTGATCCGCGTTTTATGAATTCGCAAACGGGTGTATTCACGAGCGAACATAATGGGGAGAATGAGGCAACCGAAGTATTACAACTGAAGATAGGTCCAACACCATACGGAAAGCCAAGATATTTAGGGCATCTTGTTTCTTTATATGGAGCTAGGAAAGCAGAGGAATTAAATTACTACTATTTCAAACAAGGTAGGCATGTTCCTGCTGCTATCGTTGTAGAAAACGGTCAATTAACGGATGATTCTTATACCGCTGTACAAAATTATATGAACGATATTCAAGGGGTTGAGAATTCTCATAAATTCCTTCTACTTGAAGCAGAGGGAATCGATCAGGAGAAAATGCGTGGTGAAGAAGATATTACTCCTGTGAAAGTACAAATAAAGTCCTTAGCAGAGATGTTGCAGCAGGACGCGTTATTCTTGGAATATGATACAAAGACGCGTGATAAATTACGTTCTGCATTCCGATTACCACCTTTATATACAGGTGAATCTCAGGATTATAATAAATCAACTGCTCAAACTGCAAAGCAAGTGACAGAAGAACAAGTATTTGTACCGCAAAGAAATGTAGTGGCAGGAAAGTTAACAACATTGTTCTGCCAGGCGCTAGATATACATTATGTTTCTATATCATTGAAAGGGCCAACTTCTAGCGATCCACTTGAAAAGGCGAAAGCCCTCGCACCTTTTATCACTAATGGCTCACTAACGCCTAATGATCCGCGGGATTTAGTGGGTGAAATTTTAGGGAAAGAATTAGAACCTCTCAGGTATGAAGGTGCAGATGAAAAGCCGTTACAGTTAATTGTAGGGGCTAATAAAGGTGTAATCCCGCCGAGTAATCCTGTTAATCCCGAATTACCTGTTAATCCAATTATGAAGTCATTTGATGGTGATGTAGTGGCTGTATTAAAAGATTTACGGGATACGTTGGAGGATGTGAGAGATAAGTGGAATCGTTAGAGCGTGCCTTACAATCGCTGAATTTAATTATAAAATCGGTAACTGATAATAATATTGCAGATGATTTACCGGAAGATATGCCAGGCGCAGATAGTCTACAAGATTTCATTGAAGAATACGAAAAAAAATTAGCTAAGCTGCTTCGGAAACAAATGAAATATTATAGTAAAGCTATTAGTGAATATGGAGCAGCTGAGGATATTGTTTCAGAGGATATCCTTTCACTTTTGGAAGACGATTTATTTGTAAACGATACGTTTGAAAGTGATATGGCTGATTTATCTAATGAAGTTCTGATTTCTATTATTATGACCTTATGTAGAATTATTATGGAAACTATTGATCCGGATATTCTATTTGAAGAACTCTCGGAACAAACTGAAGCAGATGTAAATGCCTGGGGAGTCCAATTAGCTTCATTCCTCTTTCTAGTTACTAGAAATGGGATATTAGGAGCGGTTACTGCTGCTATAACAGGTGGTTTAACATTTACCGCTTTGTCCACTGCTATACAGGATTTGTGGGCATTTAGTAGACGCAGGGCCGCTAGTGTAGCAATGAATGAAGTGTTAACCGCATTAAGTATTGCTCAACAAGAAAGTTATGGCCAAAGCCCTGCCGTTGATGGAAAGCTGTGGGTACACACTAATCGTCAAGGTGGAGATCCGAGAGGGAACCATGTGCAAATGGACGGCGTTGAAATTGCCGTAGATGAAGAATTTGAAATCATTGATTCTGATGAAACGTGCATGTATCCAAGAGAACCCAAACTATCTGCAGGTGAAAGAATGAATTGTAATTGTGTTGTTTTCCCCGTTATAAATGGTGAAACATTACGATTAAGTCAGGAAGATAAAGATGCACTGCGGCAGGAGTATCTTGCTAAGAGGAGATTAAAATCATGAACAGTTATCAAAAAGAATTTCTAACGGGTGTAGGAATGTATTTAGTGGCTGGTGCAGTGGGACTAACTAACAGTTTATTAAATAGATATTGAGAGGAGGTGAGAAAATGACAGTAAGAGAGCTTAAGAATGCGAAAATAACACATATTTCTTATGTAGACAAGGCTGCAAATAAAAAACAATTTTTCCTAACAAAATCAGCAGATGGAAAGCCTACATTTCAAAAGCAAGTAACCATTCTAACAAAGGCAGAAGATGAGCAGAAATTAGTTTATGGTGTTGTATATGAGCCGGGTGTTGCTGATGCTCATGATGATTTTATGACTGCAGCAGAAATTGAAAAAGCTGCTCATGAATTTATGAAAGAGTCTCAAAATATTGATACGCAACATGATTTTATACCAGGAGCAGGCGAAGTAAGAGAAAGTTATATTGCTCCGGCTGATTTTGAAATTAACGGTACAACTATTCAAAAGGGTTCTTGGGTTATTGTTACAAAAGCCACTGACGAAGTATGGGAGAAGATCCAAAAGGGTGAAATTACAGGTTATAGTATGGCTGGAACTGCAGAAGTGGAAGAAGCAGAAGATGTATCTAAATCGGAAAATAGTCTCGTTAAGTCCTTAGCTAAGCATATAGGGGCTTTTTTTATTGGGAAAAACATGACTATTTCAAAAGGTGAAGTTAGAGACAACTATGCTAGAAATCAGCAGATGCGCAATGTATGGGCGGCTTGGGATAGCTTGGAGAACGCTTATTGGGGTTCTCGATGGGACAATTATACAAATGAAGCAGTTGATTTTGAACGGTTACTAGCAGCTATTCAAGATTTTTCAGAAATTATTCAAGAGATCCGCGATGGTGGTGATGTAGCTATTGCTAAGGCACTAGAAACAAAGCCTGTAATTACTCTTACAGAAGAAATTGAGAAAGCCGGTAAAAAGATCAGCGCTGCTACGATGGCTGATATAGAGACTGCCCAGGTAGCATTACAAAATATTATTGAACGCGTAAGCGACAAGGAGGAAGACGAATTGAAATTAGAGGATATTACAAAAGCTGTAACAGATGCTATTGCACCACTTGACGAGCGATTACAGAAGTTAGAGAAATCTAATGAAGAGGTACCACCTGCAGCAGAGGGAGAGCAAGATAATGAACTTTTAAAATCTGTTAAGGCAGCAGTTCAACAAGCTGTAGAACCTATTGAGAAGCGACTAGGCGATATTGAAGCTGCACGAGGTATTTCTAAGCAAGAGGAAAAACATGGAGAAGAAATTCAAAAATCTCAATCTGTTTGGGACGGCGTACTTTAATCAGAACTTATAAGGAGGAATTTGCAATATGTTAAATAATAATACAATCATTGAAAAAGCTGCTATGACATTATCAGATCTAGCTACAGGAGGCCGATTAAATACAGCGCAGTCGAACGCCTTTTTAAAAATGGTACAAGCTGCACCTACTATTATTAAAGAATCACGTTTCGTTCCTATGGAATCTGATTCTCGTAAAGTTGAAAAGCTAGGGTTTGGCTCAAGAATTTTAAGACCAGGTGAAGAGGGGAAAGCGTTAGAGGATAAAGATCGTTCTGTACCTCAAACTAGTACTGTAAAATTAGAGGCAAAAGAAGTAATTGCAGAAGTTAATATTACTTATGATACGCTTGAAAATAATATTGAAAAAGGCAATCTTAAGGATACGATTATGCAAATGATTGCAGAACGTGCTGCACTTGATTGGGAAGAGCTTATTGTAAATGGAGATACTTCTTCAACAGATCCATACTTAGCATTATTAAACGGTATCCGTAAGCAGGCTACTTCTCATATTTACGATCATAAAGGAGCAGCGTTTGCAAAGGAAGTATTTAAAGAAGGGTATAAAGCGGTGCCAGCGAAATATTTGCGTAATAAGAAAGACTGGAGATTCTACACATCACAAGGGATTGAGGTTGAATACTTAGATACTATGTCTAACCGTCAAACCGCACTAGGTGATGCAGCGATCAACGGAGGATTACCTTCTGCTTATGGAGTTCCAGTACAAGGTATTGCTATGTTACAGCCTTATACAGCTGCTGAAAAAACTGTATCCGATATCATTCTAACTCATCCAAAAAATATTTTAACTGGTATGAGTCGCCAAATTAGCATTGAGGTTGATAAAGATATTCGCGCACGTAAGTTCATTATTGTATTAACCGCGAAAATCGATGCTAAATTTGAAGAAGAAGATGCGGTTGCAAAAATCATCAATGTAAAAGAGTGAGGTGATTAATCTTGTATTTTGCTAAATTAGTAGGCGGTAAATCCTATGGGGTTGATGGCCATAACTTTATTGATGGTGTAGAACAAGTTATTAGTATAGATACCTATGAGTATTTAAAAGATAATGCGATGTTCGAAGTCAGGGAAGGTGAGAAAGAAGATGCACCTTCCCTTTCTGATGGTGAAAAATACACTGAATCCACTCTGAAGAAGCTTTCAAAGTCAGAGCAGGATGATATTATCCGTACCTTGACTAAAGGTGATCTTATCCAAGATACGAAGAATGAGAAAGAGCGTATTGCTTTAATTCTTCAACTGCAGGAGCAGGAGGATTAGTATGGCCATTATTACACCAGAAGAACTGAGGGACCGAACTATATTTGATGAAGTGAAGCAGCGGGATCTAAAACTGCTTCGAATGGATATTGTTGAAGCGCAAAATGATATTTTTACATTAACTTTAGTCAATTTTGAGGATAAGGATAAATATCCACAGATTCCTGATGTAGTGGATATCGCATGTTTCAAGTTGGCTCAATACCACGCTTTAGTGAATTCTGATGAATCGTCTGTAGAAGATGTACAATCACAACGAATGGGGAACTATTCAGAGCAATCAAATGGGTATATCAAGCCAGATGTTTCATCATTATTAAACAAATGGATAAAAGAAAAGAAACGTAAGGGCACAACACAATTACGGTTAAGGAGTATATAAGGATGAGTAACAGGGCCTTTAAGCGGTTACTCATTCACCGCTGCTCCTTTATAAAACGTGGTGTAGTAACGGGAAAAGATGCGTATAACCGTAATATATACGAAGATGTGACTATACATGATATCCCTTGTCGTTTCGATACAGTACGAAAGCGTGTCGTCAATAATGATAAAAATGTAGATATCGTTGAGGAGAACATACTTTTCGTACTACCTTCAAATGATATTGCTACTTCATTGCATGTAACAAATATACGAACAAAAGACGATATTCCCATTATTTCAGGTACATTTAGCATTGGGAAACTGAATCCGCAGTATGGCCGAAAAAAGATAAACCATTTTGAACTCGAATTAAAGAAGGTGAGCGTAGATGGCTAAAATATTTCTTGATAGGAATAAAGTTAATAGCATGTTAAGAGAAGCGCGTGTTAATGCGGTTGAAGCAGCTATGTATCCATTTGCAGATGAAGCGAAGCGTCTTGTACGGGATGAAGATCATGTTGATACATCGCGTTACATTAATTCTATCGGCTATCGAACTGATTTTCCTGAAACAAATAAAAGCGGAAAAGGGCGTATCCTTCCAAGCGATGATGATATTATTCATGATCTTACAGAAATGCAGGATAAAACAATACTAGAATCGGGCACAGCAGTTCCATACAGTATATACAACGAAGGTCGATATAACATATTGGCTAGAGGATTAGATAATGCAGAAGCAGAAATGCATACAGCAGGGATTGCTGAAGTGATTAAAGTATTTTCGAAATAGGTGATTTGTATGAGTGAGTATAAAAATCCAATTCCCTCTATTCTTCAGCTGCTTCAGTCATATCAAGTGCCATGCTATGGGAATAAGTTTCCTAGTGATGCTGAATATCCTGCAGTTGTTATAAGAACTGCGGGTGGTAATGGGTATTCTCGCTTGCAGCTGATTTCACGATCTGAAAATAGTGATATTGAAGCTATGG